TGGAATCCCCCCCTTCGAGTGACTAAAATCACACCCATTTTGGCCTGTTTGTGGGGTAAGTCATATGGAATAAGCTTGACAGATCATACTTCTTTGTGTTTGTCAAATATTGTGACGTAATATACACATTTAATTGTCAGAACAAATGCCCGTTCAAATGTTCTAACATTTTGAGTTGTGGTTATCAGTCAATGACAATCTGCGTACAGACTATTTATGTGGCGCAGAGCACGCGGAGCGTGCGCCTTTGGGGGTTGTGCTCGGTTAGGTTAGGTGTATTATTGAGTTATCCGGATAGGCACACAGGAAACGGAAGGAACAAGACAATGATAGAATTCAACACCTGGGACACAACTAATAACATTTCTTACATTATTGGCTTGATAATGTTCGAGCAGATCGAGCTCCTCCATAACCTATACGAGGGGTACGATGTTTACATCGAAAGATGTTCTAATAGCGAATACTGGACCATTGTGCTCGAAGACGAATCTTCAGTTCTTCGCTTTAATAAAGATCACAGTTTTTCAATGCGGCTTACATTGTTCGATAAAGCCCTGAAAGATTTGAAGACTAGAATTAAAAGAAAATATTCAACGTCTATAATTCAAAAACAGTTGTTTACACACTTAGTTAAAGAAGCTGTTAAATACAGACAGCACATCCGGTTAAGATGGGGCGATTTTACTGTCACAGTAAAACCAGACGGAGACAACCTGTCATGGTTCATTCGCCATAAAAATGATGTGCTTAAATTCGTTTCCACTCCTTGCTCTAATGAAGCAGTGGAAGTTTTCGATCAGTTTGCCGCGATGGAGGGGCCCATCGATGAAAGCTGAGGTAGAATTTTATTCTAATTTTTCTGACTGCAAGGGCCACAAACTGTCGCGCAAGCTGAAATCAACCATCGGTTATTGGATCGACTACTTTTATAACAAATACGAGGATTCTGTAATATTTAACGTATTTGGCGAAAAGATCACTATTAAAGACAAAAACGACAATTACTACACTATTTTCTTTAGGGGGATTCAGTTTGATATCCAGTACTCATACATTTTCGAAATACTTGATTTGCTAGAATCGCTCTTGAAGGGGATGAGCAGTGATGTGGAAGAATCTTAACGGTGAGTGGATTTACATGGATATGGAGATGGGTGCGGACGAATATGAGCGAGAGCTGGCTGAGCAGCGTGCTGTTCGTTACGCTGGTCGTCGTTGTAGTGATGTTGGTAGGGGCTTGTCTAAGGGCGATGTGGCTTTCGGTGTGGCTGCTGGGTTGATGGCGTCTAGGGCGGCTTCGAGGATTGGGGGTTGGTTGTTGTGGATTGGCGTGATTTTGTTTGTCCTCATGGTTTTACTGTGAGGTATTATCGCTCTGACTTATTATATACGTGTCATAACGTTTTACCTTTTAAGACATCTTCTCCAAATCATTTGATTTATAAAGTTATGCGCTCGGCCGACAAGATCAACTTGTGGCTAACTGAAGATGACATTGTTTCTCAATTGGATGTGATGGGTTATAGAAATTATCTACATTATCCAAAGAGTTGTGGCGCATTAGAGGTAATATGTGGCACATTATCACAGCGAGGAATTTTGGTTGTACCTAATGATGAATCATCGCAACCAGGGTTGTTCTAATGACTAGAGTAATATATGTGGATTCCGCTTATAAGGAGTGGCCCGCAGAGATATATTTAGAACGCGAGACATATCGGTGTTCTATATTCCCAGGTTCCGTTACCGTAGTTGACACAGGGACATTTGTTCGCTATATTTATCAGCACTACGATCCTGTAACGGACATATACACAAAAGGAGAACAGACATTTAAATCTAATCGAATTAACATTATCAATATCGCATCAATGTTTATGCCCACCAACTATCTTTTAGTAAAACCACTCTGAAAGGAAAACTACAATGAGTATTCTCTACACCTCTTTCCCTGACGATTTCAATGGCCTGAAGGCCTTCTTCAATGCTCAGGCGAATGCTCTGCCTTTTAAGTCCCTCCGGGGTAAGACTATCGAGATTCGCGACGTGGTTATTCTCGAGGAGGATATTGTTGATACGTCGTCTGGGGAGCTTGAGTCTCGTAAGACTGTGATTCTTGTGGATAAGACTGGTCAGGCTTATGGGACGACTTCGGTTACGGTGTCTTCTCAGGTTCAGCGTTTGATTGATGTTCTTGGGGATGTGCGTTCTTGGCCGGAGGCTGTGAAGGTGAAGGTGAGTACGGCTAAGTCTGGGAAGGATCGTGAGTACACTACTCTTGAGTTGGCGTAGTCGGATAGAATGATGATGCCCCCTGCCCCTATAGGGGGCGGGGGGTATTATTGTGGTTAAGAGTCATTGGGGTAAGCATTATCGGGCGTTTAAGCGCGCGAGTAGGCATGTTAGGAATACGGCGTCTACGATTAATGCGTTTTTGTCTAACGGGAATTTGGGTTTGCCGGACACATTGTCTGGCGAGACCGCCTCTGTTAAGACTGAATCTATTAAGACTGTTAGGAATCGCGATCACCGTACTGAGCTTGATACTGCAAGGGGTCTTTTGCAGGTTGAGCGGGACCGTGCGATCCGTAAGATGTATAAGATGGCAATGTCGCTTGATGGGGCGGATATTCGGGGTACTAAGTATGATCCGTTGGGGAAGTCGGCTGTTGGTAGAGTTACTCTCAAGAATGCAAGAAAAGAGCTTGAACGGCTTAACGAATTTAATAATAGCAGTAGTGTGTGGTATCATACTGACCGTAAAGGGGACATCATTTCTGATAAGGATGTTCGTAGATACCGTGATGCCGTTCGTAGATACAATGCTGATATCGATGCTTATGAACGCAGTGTGAGTGGAACGAAAATTCCTTTTCTCGGCGACGCTACTGTTGGGGATTGGATTCGGGATTTTCGTCCTAAGAAAACTTATTTGCATGGGGGCTCTAGCTATGCGCTTGAGCGGATGAATGAGGATAAGCGTACGTCGTCTTTTGAGTCTGCGGAGGCTATGCGGGCTAAGACGGAGAAGGTTCTTTATGGGCTTACTGTTAAGGGTAAGCAGGAGAGGTTGACGGCGGCGAAGCAGCAGATTGCTGCGATGCTTGACTTTATTGGTGATCCTGAGCTTTATGATATTCTTACCGATATTCCTGATGATGTTCTATGGTTGATGTGGACTGTGAATGACCATTTTGCTAATCAGCTTTCGCTTATGTATGAGGCTGCTAAAGAGGGTTATTATGAACGTAAGAATGCGGGTCAAGATTTGTGGTACGACGACGTCGAGGATGCTAATGCTGAGATCAAGTCGCTTTTGAAAGAAATTAAGTCCATTAAGATTAAGCCGGAGGATGATTTCAGTGGGTCGCCAATTAATAAGCGAGCCTCACACCGCCGGAGGAAGCGTTAAGATTAGGAAGTCACACAAGAAGCTCCCTAATTATGTTGCTGATTTTGAAAGTACTACAGATGAAAATGATTGTAGAGTTTGGTCATGGGGGTTGATTCGGGTTGGGAAGCTTGAGGATTACGTTGACGGGGTTTCTCTTAAGGGATTTTTGGATTGTGTGTCTCAGCGTGCGTGTCACGTGTATTTTCATAATCTTGCTTTTGATGGTGTGTTTATCATCGATTTTCTTCTTAAGCACGGTTATTCGTGGGTGAAGGAAAATCCGGGCTTTAGGGAATTTACTTCGCTCATTTCCAGAATGGGCAAGTTTTATTCGATTTCTGTTGTTTTCGAGACTGGCTATAGGGTTGAGTTTCGTGATTCTTACAAGAAACTACCGATGTCGGTTGCGGCGATTGCGAAAGCTTTTAACTTGCATGACCAGAAACTTGAGATTGATTACGACAAGCCCCGCCCCGTTGGTTATATTCCCACTGAACAGGAGAGGCGTTATCAGCGTAATGACGTAGCGATTATTGCTCAGGCGCTTGAGGTTCAGTTTCAGGAGAAGATGACGAAGCTTACTGTGGGCGCTGACTCCCTTGCTACATACAAGAGGATGGTGGGGAAGCAGTTCACTAGGCGGTTTCCAATTCTTTCTCCCGAGATTGATAGTGAGGTTCGTAAGGCTTATCGTGGGGGTTTTACTTACGCTGACCCTCGATTTTCGAGGCGTCTTGTTGGCGCTGGTTCCGTGTATGATGTCAATTCATTATATCCTTCAGTGATGCGATTCTGCTTACTCCCCTACGGGGAACCTGTTTATCGTGAGGGGGCTCCTTCCGGCGATTATCCCCTTTATATTTCTTCTATTACTTTTACAGCGAAGTTGAAGAAATATCATATCCCTTGCATTCAGATTAAAAAGAATCTTTCATTCAATCCTACTGAATATGTTTCAGAGATCAAGGAACCGACTACGGTTAATGCAACCAATGTGGACATAGAGCTCTGGCAGAAGCATTATGAGATAAATATTTTATCGTGGAATGGCACATTTGAATTTAGAGGAAGTCATGGTTTCTTTGATAAATATGTTGATTACTTTATGGAGATTAAAAAGACAGCTACGGGCGGGCTCAGACAAATCGCGAAACTGCACCTGAATAGCCTGTACGGCAAGTTCGCAACCAATCCCGACATTACAGGCAAGCGACCTATTATTAAGGATAATGCAGTATCATTAGTTCTCAATGAGACAGAGATGCGCGATCCTGTATACACACCGATGGGAGTTTTCATTACTGCCTACGCTCGTCAGAAAACTATTACTGCCGCGCAAGATAATTTCGATAGATTCGCCTATGCTGACACAGATTCTTTGCATCTGGTGGGGGTGACTGAACCACCATCAACCCTCAATGTCGATCCGGTTGAGCTTGGCGCCTGGAAGCATGAGAGCACTTTTACTCGTGCCGTTTATGTCCGCGCCAAGCAGTACGCTGAAGAAATTGATGGTGAGCTTGATGTGCACATCGCGGGTTTGCCGCGTAATATTGCCTCACAACTAACCCTGGATGATATGTTGCATGGCGGCCAGTGGAATGGTAAGCTCATACCAACACGAGTACCCGGGGGAGTTGTTCTCAGGGACACAACATTTACACTCAAAATTTGAAGGAGAAATATTATGGCGCGTCCGGTCAGTACTCACAGGGTTTGTCGCTTCCGTATCCCGAAGACACTTGCCGAGGATATTGAGAATGTTCGTTGGGATCTTCGTATGGAGACTGACGATCTGGTGAGTGCGGCGATTATTGAGTATATCGCCAACCATGCTCCCAAGCGCGCAGAGTGACTATTGACCCGTTGGGGATTGTGAACCCGTGACAGGGACCCCGATGGAATGACCTCACAAGTTTTAATAGCGCTAGCACGTATTGGGTGATAGAATAGGCCGCACAGTAATGTGTGGCTTATTCGCTTATTTGGAGGGACAATGGCTGATGCCAAAGGGACCGGGAATGCGGCCGAGGACGCTAAGCGCTCCCGTGAACAGATTGAGAAGAATAAGAAAACTAAAGCGCCCAAGGATCAGTTACCTGTAACGGGCGTTGACAATGACAAGCTTGCTGATCCGAAGTATCAGCAAGATCGGGCACAGGAGCTCAATCGTCGTCGACTGAGTATGTCGGACGATCAGAAGAAGGAGGCTGGTGTCCCTAAGGTTGAGGTCTATGATCCCGGAGATTCCGATGGGGACAATAAGGCTGTTTCGCCGTCGGACAGGAATCTTTATGGGGGTGACCCTAACCCCGAGAAGGATGACGAGGACCCGTTTAAGGATACTAAGGCCGCTTGGAAGCATCTTACGGACGTTTTCGGCGAGAAGGTGACGGCGCTGCAGAATGAGCTTGAGGGGCGTATGGATTCGATGCTCACTCCTACGGAGCGGGAGGTGAATAATCCCTATGCGGGGGATGATGTTCCTGCATCCAAGGAGATGACTTCTGCGGATGTTCATGAGGCCGTCAATTCGACGGCGAATGATGTGAAGTCAGTGGTGTCGGGTATTGGAGAAATTGGTGGTGCGGCGGCTGAGCTTGGGGGTACTGCCGCTAAGGATGCCGGTCGTGCTACTATTAAGGGGTTGGGGATAGATACGGATGCTGTTAACGACACTGCGAAAACACTTTCCGGATTAACGGGCCTGTTTTCTTCCGGAGATAATCCTAATTCGAAAGTTCCTGACGGGAACTGGAAGCCGAAGTCAATTAACGATCTTTTTAAATAAGGAGTAAAGATTATGCCTAAGCTTCGTGATGATGTGAATAATGTTGATATCCTGAATGCGGTTCGCGCTGATGCGCGCCGCGACTATCAGGAGATGGTCCCTGAGGCTACGAAGGGGAATATTAAGGACACTATTGCGGGAATCATGCAGGATGACATTTCTCGTAACGAATTCCTGCGCGCCCTTGTGAACCGCATTGGGTCCACGCTTGTTCGGGATATTACCTGGAAGAATCCCCTTGCTGTTTTCAAGCAGGGAATGCTCAATTTCGGTGACACGATCGAGGAAGTGCACGTCGATCTGATTAAGCCCACGGTCTATAATGAGAACCGAGACTATCTTGAGGGTGACATCTTCGGGCAGGCGCGCCCGCCTGTATATTCTGCGTTCCACAAGATTAACCGTAAGGATAAGTTCAAGATCACGGTCAATCATGACGTTATTCGCCGTGCTTTCCTTAGTGAATCTGGTCTTTCTGAGATGCTTTCGGCGATCATGGCTGTGCCTGCGTCTTCGGACGAGTGGGTTGAGTTCATGACGGTGTGCTCACTTTTCCGTGAGTATGACTCTAAGTGGGGCTTCCACAGGGTGAAGATTCCTGACATGAATGCTCTTGTGTCCGACAAGAACTCTACGGACAGTGCTCTTAAGGCACTCCGTATCATGGCTGATAAGATGCACTATCCCACCCCTGCATACAATAAGTATGGGGTGCATTCATTCGCTCGCCCTGAGGACCTGGTAATCATCACTACCCCTGAATTCAAGGCGAACATTGATGTGACGTCTCTTGCCGCCGCTTTCAACCGCGTTGACGCGGAGGCGCCGTCGCACATTATCACGATCCCGAACGAATCCCTTCAGTTGCAGGACACGTCCGCCATTCTCACGACGAAGGACCTCCTTCTTATCAAGGATGTGCTCCTTGAGAACCGGAGTGTCTCCAACCCTGAGGGTCTTTACGATAACTTCTTCCTCCATCACTGGAGTGTTCTGAGTGTTTCCGCGATGGTTCCGGCCGTCGCGTTCGGCACGAAGGAGAATACTACGATCGTGGTTCCCCCGGAGGAGACGAATTCGGAGATCAATAACATTATTCTTCGAGACAATGACGGAAACTCTAAGACTATCTTCAAGCCGGGAAGTGTTGCTCAGGGGGAGATCGATTGGAAGACCAAGCCCGCGGGTACTGGTTACGCCGTCGACTGGTATGTGAAGAACACGAAGCATAAGGGCACTCAGATCGATAATGATGGTGTTCTGACTATCGATGTTGACGAGCCGCCTGCTTACATCCGTGTGGGTGTTAACGTGTGGACTAAGGGCGCGGACGGGAATAAGCCCGTGAATAAGGAGATTGACGTTCAAGTCAAGAAGTAGTATCCTGTAATTACAGGATCAGATTGGGTAGCCACCCCACCACTCTTGGGAGTGGTGGGGTGGTTAATTTAGTGAATGGTGTTGTGTTTTGTCTCAGATTAATGATTTGCCGGGTGAAACTTCGGCTGGCCTGTCCTTTGATTATTCGGTGTGGTCGCCGGGCAGCGTTGTGCGCATGGTGAATGTACCTTTCGATAACACGTACAGGGATATTATCGATTGGGCAGAGTATGGTAACCCTAAGAATTATGTGGAATCGTTTGAGCACTCCCAGACGATCATGCTTGATTCTATGACGTATCTAGCTCAGGGACGCCCGATTCGTATTCCTACTCCATTTTCTAGGGCGGCTCAGTTCAATTATTTGATGGTGACCAACCCAGGTCGCCCCTCTAACGCATTTAGTGAAGATTATCGTCCGACGGTTTTCTTCTATTTCATTACTGACGTTCAGTATTTGAACCCGGGGACCACACAGCTTATCCTTCAGCTCGATGTGTGGACCACCTATTACAGTCGAGTCAAGTTCGGACGCGCCTATCTTGAGCGCGGTCATATGGGGATCGCCGCGAAAAACAGTTTCGAAGAGTATGGGCGTAAGTGGCTTCAACAGCCCGAGGGGATTGACCTTGGGGGACAGCATCTTGTAACGCGAGCTTACCGCAAGGTTTTGGGCGATATTGCGAACAAGAACTATGACGTGCTCGTAACGTCGACGATTAAGCTCGACGCGCCGTACGGTGATAAGCAGAATCCTAGCGTCTCTATGGCTACTGGTTCGGCCCTTGAGGGTTTGCCGAATGCGGTTGACATTTGGGCGACGACGGCTGATGGGTTTTTCGCTGGGATGGAATACTTGTCGTCTTATCCTTGGATTTCGCAGGGCATTGGGTCTGTGTATCTCGTACCTAAGGGGTTGTTTGGGGATGAGAGCACGCGCTCCGTCGTTCTTGGCAATGGATCGTGGCGCTCACCGAAGTCGATTAACAATAAGAAGACTTTTTACATGACTCATGAGAATTTCCGTGAAGTGTGTATGCGCATGCTTTCACCGGATTTCGCTGAACTCAAGAAGTTCATGACTTCACCGTATTGCATTCTCGAGTTCACTACATACACGGGGAACCCTCTTGAGGTTGCTCCTGAGTCTATTGATTCTGAGAAAATCGGTGCTACGATGTGGGCGCATATCGCCCCGCCCAACCCTCAGATTCTTTTCTCCATCAACTGGCACAATCATCTTGAGGGAGCGGACGTCATCAACGTCGATCAGTCGACGTGGACGGGGATCAGTGGAGAAGAGTTTGACGCGACTACGGGTTATCAAAGTTTGCCAACTTTTGCTGTGCTCAATAACTCTGCGCTCAACAATCTCGCTAGCAATGCTCATACCATCGCGCAGCAATACAACGGAGCGCGGTGGCAGCAGCGGCGCGCGCAGCGCGCGGCGACCGCCAGCCGAGACATTGCGAATGCTGGGATTGCTGCGACTCAGGCGGGGGCTGAGAACACGATGTGGGGTGCGTCGGCGAATGCCGATTCGCAGTCGCGGTACAACAACATGCGTGCGACCGTGCAGGCCGTGCAGGGTGGGATGACGGCTCTCGGTGGTATTGTGGGGCTGAACGGTCAGGCCGTTGGGGCTGGCTTGGGTCAGGCGGCGACGGCGGGCGTGAATGCCATGATTTCGAATTCGCAGGCTCAGTCGCAGGCACACATTCAGAATCAGTTGACTTCGGGGGCGTCGCAGATTTCGCAGACTCAGCAGCGCGCTGTGCGGGATACGAATTACGAGCTAGCACAGTTCTCTGCTAATGGGGATTATGAGAATGCGGTGGCATCTATTAATGCGCAGGTTCAGGATAGTCAGGTCATTCCCCCGTCGGTGATCGGTCAGACTCAGGGTACGATCACGCCGATGGCGGCGTATGGCCTGCATTTGGATTGTCGTGTGAGACAGGTGTCGCGTAATGCGATGACACGTCTTGGTGAGTATTGGTTGCGTTACGGGTATGCGATGAATACGTGGGTGAGGATTTCTTATCTTTCGCTCATGTCACATTTCACGTATTGGAAGCTCACGGAGTGTTACCTTGAGCGCGCGGATATGCCTGAGACGTTTAAGGGCACCATTCGAGGAATTTTCGAGAAGGGTGTGACTGTGTGGAAAACACCTGGTACGATTGGTACAGCCAATGTTCGGAAGAATCGTATCGATAGGAATAAGGCGGTGTGGTTAGGTGAGCAAGCGGGTTGACTTCGTCAAACAGGCGTTCTATGACAAGCCGGGTAGCCTTACAGGGTCGACGTCGGAGATTCGCCAGACCCAGTTGCAGCACATGTATTGGTCCCAAATGCGGGGCAAGTGTATGGCGCGCTTTACATGGGAGGGGTTGCCCAACGGCATTGATCCGCGATTCATTGAGTCCACTCTGTTGGATAATGGTTTCGCTATTTTCTACTACGACACATTCTTTGAAATGTTCATGTGTATGCCCGCTACGCAGACGGGCATCTTAGACATTCAGGACAACCCAATCTCATTCAGGGTGACCCGCAATGGGGTTTACTCGCGTGAGGTTGGAATCGATGAATGCGTGGTGATCTGGGGCAATCAGACACGCATTCCCGACTCTCAGATCATCAGGGTGTATTCTGAGCGTCTTGCAATCGTGGATCGCACCATTGAGATCGACCTCCTCAATGAGAGAAATCCGATGATCGTGGCCTGTAATAACGATCAGCGGAATACGATCGCCAACGTCATGTCGAAGATTTATGACGGTGAGCCCGTCGTGTGGGGCACTGAGAATCTCGCGATGGAGAATCTCGCTCAAACGATCGGCGTGTTCCCCCTGAACCAGAACGCGGGTACGGGCGCGGTTTCCTCTATTAAACACATGGAGTCGAAGACACGCATCTGGGGTGAGGCGCTCACGATGCTCGGAATCATGAACATCGATTCCGACAAGCGTGAGCGTATGGTCGTGGCCGAAGCGGGCGCCAATACCGGTCAGGTCCTGGCCTCTCGTGAGCAATTCATGAAGCCGCGTGAATTGGCGTGCGAACAGATTAATCGAATGTTCCCAGGACTAGAAGTGTCGTGCACTTGGGCGATCGAGGATAACGCTAACCCCGACATGAATGATTACTTAGCGGCTAATAATTTACTTCAGAATGGGGGTGAAGATGATGGCAACGCACACGATTAGGCTTAAGGATGTTGACCGCATCACTAAAGGACATTGGGGCTTGGATAATTATCCAATCTTTAATGAAGAGTATCGTAAGATACTTAACGATCGAATTCGTCGTGAGTTCTGGTTAAATGAGATTGGGCATGAAACCATCGATATTTTCATTTGGCGACTTGAACTCAAAATGGACCTTATCATGCCCCGCTACAATCGCATGTATTTAGCTGAGTTAGAGAACGTCGATCCCCTTGACGGTGGAATCTCTGAAAACGACACTCGGCAATGGGGCAACAGCAACGCTAGCGGCAACAATACACAGACCAGTGACGGAACCGGTTCTAGTGGTTCTAAGGGACGCACGGTTGCTTCAGACACTCCTCAAACACGGTTGGCGGGGAATTCCGACTATGCGTCGTCTATGTCCGACGCGACGAATGAGACGACAAACAAGTCTAAGTCGTCTTCAGAATCTACTAGTCAAAACCACAATGATTACGACAACAATCAAAGTAGTCGGTCCAAACAGCGCGGTAGTAAAGCACAAATGATTGCCCAATACCGCTCCACTTTGATTAATGTCGACAATTTTGTTATCGAGGAATTGCGGGAGCTTTTTCTCGGGGTGTGGGATGTCGACCGTCCACTAACCTATAACCCTATTTACGGAGGATATTATGTCTGATATTAACAATATTATCAACTCTATTGACCGTGCACTTTGGCGTGTTCGCGACAGGTCGGTCAACAACATCACGCCCTTTACTTATCGCGACGGTCTCACATACCTTGAGGTTCTTGAGCGCATTCGGGGAGCCGTTGTAGAGAGTATTGATTACATCGGGAAATTCGGTGCTGAGCAAGACAAGATCATTAAGGAACTTAATGAGAAGGTCTCCACGTTCATCACTGAAATGGAAAAAGTTCACGATGGTTGGAACAAGGACATTGAAGAGAAGCGTAAAAACGTTCTGTCCACTATTGAAGAATTTAAGAGTAGGTTGATTGCTGTCGCATTGACGCCTGCCAAGTCTAACCGCTATAACCTCAATAATGCTTTCCTATCTACAACTATGCAAGATGGAAATACGCATTATATGGCCACAGTCAAATTAACAGAAAAGATGGAGGAGCGACTTGATGGAATCAATTCATCTCTAACTAACAAAATTGACGGCCTTTCAAATACGTATTACAACAAAACGTACTTGGACGAATTTTTTGAGCGCATCACAACATTTGACCAAGCAGTCATCATCGGTTCATCCAACGTAACATCTGACGGTGGTGTATGGGCAAAGCAATTGGCTACCGAATATGGTTATAAGCGTGCACACAATTATGGGATCGGCGGCGGTGCATTTACGTCGGCTATGGGCGCTAGGTTCGACACGCAAATTCAGAATGCGTATAACGGGCTTAATCGGGAGAATTTAAATCAACGAGTCGGTGGCGTGTTTATTATTGACATGCTTAACGACATTAGGGCTATGAATAATGTCACCCAAATGGCTGAAGTGTGCGCGAATATGATTAAGAATTACTGGCCGAACGCCAAAGTGTTTTGTATTCCAGTAATCTGGAATGACAGCACTCTTAATTCCGGAAAGATGAGTGAATCTATTCAGGCACGCACTAGCGAATTTATGTGGGCATTCAACCCCCTTTCTCCTGCTATTTGCGAAGGTTCTATTTCTTGGTTCCGAGGCGATCCGTCGGTAATTAGAGGAAATAATGAAGTTCATCTTACTGACGATGGATATCAGCAAGCCAAGCATTATGCTCTAGGATGGCTTAGAGGGGGCACTTCATGGAATGATTACGGCTGGAGACCTATCAAAGAATGGGGTAGTGATGCTAATGGCCTGAAAAAAGATAGTTTAACCCTAAGAATAAAAAGAGAGCGCACTAATGCCTATATTCGTGGATGGTTTGAAGTAATTGCTCCTTTAGGTAACGATCATCCGATTTGGTCTATTCCTAAATGGGCTACACCTTATTCTAATCAGTATTTCCAGGGGATGACGAGTAATAAAGAATGGAAAACATTCTATGTGAACATTGATTCTCAGTTAGTCACAGCTACCCCGCTGCCAGTAGGAACTCAAATATATTTGTTCAATCAATGGGGAGTGTGGTGATTTGATTGGTCCTTCTGCTACAATAGTAGCAGGAGGACCAATTTATGGCTTGGGACACTAAAAACAAAAGAATTGCTATTAAAGTGATCGGAACCGTCGAGTCATCACTTAAATACGACGCAATCAATTACAACGACCCCATTACGGTGGGAATTGCACAATGGTTCGGGTCACGTGCTATTAATTTGCTTGACACAATATTCCGTGTACACCCCGCCGACGCTCAGCCGCATGCCAATGGCAGACTGCGTCAGCAAATGAGACAGTGGGGTAAGGATTCACCTAACTGGTCAACATTCTATCTAGGGCGCGACGAAGGTGATGGGTGGATTAAACCATTGCTAGCTAAAGCCGCTGCATTACAGGATAAACAGCTGGTGACTGATTTAGAGGGATACACGGCAACCGCAATTCAATACGGGCTCGACTACAACTCCAACACCGAAGCCTTCATCATGTGGGCATGCGCCTACCACCAATCACCGCGCGAGGCCCTGCGCGTACTCAACCGCAACGGCGGAGCATTAACATTAGACCAGATGTATAACGCTATTATGAGCAACGGTGTGCTCGGCCGCTACCGCAACCGCTACAACCAAGCACTCTCAATCATCAAGTCAGGCGACACGTCCGGCGTCGGGTCAACGGCATTCGACGCCACCGTCACGCCCGGCAACGGCGGCGTCATCACCCAATACGGCAAACAGAACATTGACATCCCCGAAGTCGGAATGGTTCTCACCGTCGACGATTCCGGAATGCCCATCATCCGCACCAGTGAGGCCAACGTTTTCATGTACCCCACAGGCGGATACAACACATGGAAAGGAAACCTCCCCAAACGCTCCGTCCAAATGGACGTCCAGAACCAAACATTCATCACGAGCCCCGGCGGGGGCGCCCCCGGCGGGGGCGACGGCTCCGCCGGGGCCAAGGCCGTTGAATGGATGCGATCCAGGATAATGAAATTCAGCTACCTCCAGGCACCCGGCAGGCTCGATCCCGACCACTCGGGGTTCAGCGATTGCAGTGGCACTATCTGGCGTGCGTACAAGGATACGTCGGGTCTCGAAGTTGGTACGTGGACTGGGGATCAATATTTCCGCGGGACGGCTGTTATTGAGCGCGGTAGGGGCAATATGTCGGATGCGCAGAAAGCACTCTGTAAGCCTGGGGATATTATTGTTATGTCGTGGGGCGGTGGTTACCCACATACGGATCACGTTGAAATGTTTGTTGATTCCGGACATACTATTGGGCATGGTGGTCCTGGTAACGGACCCCATATTAACCCTATTGGTATGCTTGGTAAAACGGCGTGGTGGACGGTTAGACGACATGGCTAAAAAGAAATTCAGCTACTACAGCTTCTCAAGCGCACTCTCCTACGGAGGCGTATTCAACATGATTATGGGCGCCCGCGGACTCGGTAAAACCTACGGCGCCAAGAAAATCGTCATCAAAAACGCCATCAACAAAGGACAACAGTTCATATATCTTCGAAGGTATAAAACAGAGCTGAAAGGGCGCGCATCGTTCTTCTCCGATATCGCAGATGAGTTCCCCGAAGAAGAATTTCGCGTAAAAGAACAATTCGCGCAGCGCAAAGTGGGGAAACGCTGGGAAACCATTGGCTACTTCATCCCCCTATCGACTGCACAGGCAAACAAATCAATCGCCTACCCCAAAGTGCACACCATCATTTTCGACGAATTCATCATCGATAAAGGAGCACTGCGGTACCTGCCCGACGAAGCAAAAGTCTTCATGGACTTCTACTCCACCGTAGACCGGTACCAAGACCGCGTACGCTGCCTTATGCTGTCTAACTCGGTCAGTATTATGAATCCATATTTCATCCGATTTCACATCGAACCAAAAGAAGGAATATCGCGTCACGCTGATGGCTTTATCGTCACCGATTTCGTAGACAGCAAACAATTCCAATCCGAAGTCGCACACACGAGATTTGGAAGCTTCATAATCAATTACGCCGAAGACTATGCCGACTACGCAATCAGTAACGAATTCGCAGACAACTACGACGACTACGTCATGAAGAAAACCGGAAGAGCAAAATACATGTTCTCCCTGCGAACAGAGCAGGGAAATATCTCCATATGGATCGACGGCGGCACATGGTTCGCACAGAAAAGACAGCCGAAAGGGCCTTTGGTACAATGGGCATACAAGGTCAAAGACCTGCGTGAGGGTGAAAGACTGCTTTTATATGGGGACAAGGTGTTGACTATCATGCGTACTACATACCGAAAAGGGCGACTATTTAGTGATAGCTCTGAAACACGAAATATGTTCGCAGAAATTTTCGTGCGATGATTAACATTCCTATTCAAACCATTGATGTTGCAGTAATTCTCGGTGTGACTACTCTAATTGCTATTATAGGACGTGCTGTGATGCGCGTCACTCGTTTTCTCGACCATCTAAATGCTATGTTAGTAGTGTGGGAGGGGACTGACTCTAAACCAGGCGTCCTCGCCCGACTGGACGACATAGAGGATAAAATCGCCGATATCCAATATCACGTCAAACCCAACCACGGAAACTCCTCTATAGACGCCCAAAACCGGCAACTAGCAGAAATCATCGGCTACCTAAGGAGCAAAACAAATGGGTGACCACGAAAACCCCCAGCCACCATCATTCATGGGATCGCCAAGTTTTAGACTCTGGCTCTACAGCATTTTCTTCGCCATCAGTATAGCACTCGGAATATTCGGAATCCTCGACGGCAACAAAATCGCTGCAATTAACTTCATCGTCTCTGCAGTACTCGGAGTAGCCGCAGGAAACGTCCCACGACAGGAAAAGTAATGAGCCGCCTCGACAACTTCCTATGGTGGTGCAACTTCTACTGCAACGGAATAGAAGTCCTCTACAGTCAAGAAATGCGCCAAGAAGGATTCAACAACCCCGCATCCCCCACCTACATGGACTGCAGCTCCATGACCATCATCGCCGCACGCCAAGCCGGATACCCCACCGGCGGCGCCTGGTACACCGGCGACATGGTCCCAGCACTCATCGACGTCGGATGGGACTGCCTCAACTACTCATGGGACGCCATGCAACCCGGCGACGTCGTCATCCGACCCGCCAACGCCTGGCGAGGCGGACACGTCGTCGTCATCGGATATGAGGACACCTGCTACGAAGCCTACTCAGACGACGTACCAATCGACGAACAAGTACGCCAAACATCAATTTATGAATTCGGCGCGGACTACATCCTCCGACCACCAGCCGACAACTACACACCCTCCCCCGACCCCACACCCGAACCTGAACCCGAACCAACCCCCACCACATCACTAACAGAAGGAATCCTCATGTTCGTTCGCGTCAACTTCGGCGACTCCTACGGATACGCACTCATCCCCTACGGCCTCGGCGCCATGGGCATCAGCCAAGAGCAGGCCGACCGCTACTACCGCGCAGGACTCCGACCCGTAGAGGTCTCCGGCGACGACTTCACCGCCCTCGTACAAGAGTCCTGGCAGCACTTCGCAGCATGCTTCAAAGAACTCGCCACCAAAACCGACATCACCACCCAGACCAGTGCCGTCATCGCCGCCGTCAAAGAAAACACAATCAAAGCTGACTAAATAACGCAAAGAAATAACCCCAGCTACGTTGAGTAGCTGGGGTTATTTCTATAGTAAACCCTCCAATCTGTCGCTAATGACCGTCATAGATCGAGTCATAATCCAATTTTCACCTGACTTAGTTAAAGAATACATCACCCACAAAACTTAAAATCAAAAGTTCCCTTTTATTCATATGCACTTCAGATGACTTCATAAGAAGACGAATGATCTTATTCGCCGATAAAATACCACATCTTTAATAACAATAATACCTACTTCAATGATTAAACCTTGCACGATTAAGAGCAAGCAAGCCCTCAGAAAGCAACCCCATCAACATATCCTCATCACACACACACACAACAATCGTCCCTGAAGACTGCTCATAATGAGGCCACCACTCATACGTATAATCATTAATCAAACGAAAAGCAAGAGCACCGCAATAAAGAATATTCGCGCCACCCTCTGTATACTCCTCCCTCATCCCATAAAAACGGAGAACACGTTTAACATCATTCAATTCAATCATTTGTCATCCTTTTATCTTCAATCCATTCAATCAACTCTGACTGATTATAAAATTGATATACATGAGACAAATAATATACTTCCCAAGACTTTAAAGACAAACGAATCAATGTAACAAAATGCCCATGCATATTGAACCACGCAGAATCTGGTGTAAAACCAAAACGTATCCCCGAACTATAAAAATAATCAACCAAAGCCTTAGAATAAGGTCTACATTTCTTCACTAAAACTCCACCTCGAATCCAGCCATTTAATAACTTCGTACTGCGACTTAAACTCTGTCATAAACCCATAATGAACACAGCGCCAATGACGAAGCCCAAGACGCTGAATAGTGTACTCCTCTCCAGCGATCTCTACAGTAAACTTGTCATCAAATTTACTGAATGAAAAACCCATCAAAATGATGTAATCAACAATCTGTCGTGATAGAGGGTTCATTATAGTGCTCCTTACATTCACCGTGTAAATCTCCAGATAACCAAATAATGTCACTAGCCACACCAAAACACAACCCCAAAGGCGCACGCTCCGCGTGCTCTGCGCCACATAAATAGTCTGTACGCAGATTGTCATTGACTGATAACCACAAC